TTGTAATGGGAGTTATGACAGGCGTTTTTGGTATTTGGATGGGTCACGAACATAAAGGAGAAAATTATGGCAATAGCACCAAAGAAAAAAAATAAAATAAAAAAAGTTATTAAAGGTTTAAAAAAAGCAAGTGCTTTACATAAAAAACAAGCTAAATCTTTAAAAAGCGTTATGAGTAATAAAAAAAGAAAGTGATTACCTCATGGCGAAAAAAGATCCAAAAACTGGCACAGGGAAAAAACCTAAAGGTTCTGGAAGAAGACTCTATACTGACGAAAATCCAAAAGATACTGTTAGGATCAAATTTGCAACTCCTGCTGATGCTCGTGCAACAGTTGCAAAAGTTAGAAGAATTAATAAACCTTATGCTAGAAAAATTCAAATCCTTACTGTTATGGAACAAAGGGCAAAAGTAATGAAAAAAACTGAAGTTGTTCGTATAGCAAAAAAAGCAAAAGAGTCATTAAAAAAAGCCAAAAAAACATGACTGCATTTTTGTTAACTTGTTTTTTAAACGCTAATCTTGATTCAAAAATTTATTTTAAAGATGTGAACAATTGTCTGTATTATGCCAAAAAGCTTACAGAACAATCTGTACAGATTACAGAAAAGGTTGAAAGTTATAAATGTATGTGTAAACTCGTGGCATATGTAAACGAAAAAAAGACTAAAGTGTATTAGGAGGTAGCAATGTTACAAGCACTTATAGGACCAGTTACTGGACTATTAGATAAATTCATTGAGGACAAAGATCAAAAAGCGAAGCTCGCCCACGAGATAGCCACCATGTCTGAAAAACACGCTCAGGAGGCTTTGCTTGGTCAGTTAGAAATTAACAAAGCAGAAGCAGCAAGTGGCTCTACATTTAAGGGCGGCTGGCGACCAGCCGTTGGGTGGGTCTGTGCGATTGCTTTTGCCTATCATTTTATCTTAAAAGATTTAATTATATTTGGTGCAAGCTTTGCTGGTGCAGAATTACCAGAGTTACCTGAATTTGATATGGGCACATTGCTGACAGTTTTAGGTGGAATGCTTGGAATTGGTGGACTTAGAACTTATGAAAAGCAAAAAGGTTTGACTAAATGATAGATAAACTTTGTATTAGATGTAAGGTTGTATTAAACCAAATAGAGTTAAAAGATGTTTATCAATGTCCCATGTGTTTTACAGTTATAGAATTAAAAGAAGAGGATGAATAATGGATGGTGTTAAATTAGCAGAACATCTTTATAAGAACATACGTCAAAGAAAAGAGCAATTAAGCGAGTCTTTGGCTGATGGAGCGATAGGATCAATGGAAGACTATCGAGCAATCACAGGTGAAATACGAGGTCTAACCTGGATTGAAGAAGAACTAAGAACCTCGATGAAAGGTATAGAAGATGACTAAAAAGTTATATGTGCCAGAACGGATTTTGGCACAGAAAAAAATAAATCCGACACCAAAAGCTATATCAAAAGCTTTTGATAATAAAGAAGAAGCTAACGAAAATAGCAAAGATCCTTCTAAATTAGATATATCTGTATTGCAAAGATTACCACAACCAACTGGATATAGAATGCTTGTTATTCCATATTACTTGTCTGAAAAGACTAAGGGAGGCGTATTCATACCAGATGCAACTCGTGATAGAGAAAGTTTTGCAACTGTGGTTGCTTATGTCGTTAAACTAGGACCTGATGCCTATAAAGACTCTGATAAATTCCCAAATGGAGCATATTGTTCTGAGAAGAATTGGGTGCTTATGGGTAGATATGCTGGGAATAGGTTCAAAGTGGATGGTCTTGAGTTAAGAATCATAAATGACGATAATATTATAGCAACAATACTTGACCCAGCAGATATTTCTTATGTATAGTGGAGGTAATGATGAATGAAGCACAAGAAAATAAAGTAGAAGAAACTTCTAACGAAAATGAATACGTTGTAGAACTTGATGAAAATCAAGAATCTACAAAAAAAGAAGCTCAACCAGAAAAAGAACAACAGACAATTGTTCGTAATGAAGAATCTGATGAGCATGAATCATATAGTGAAAAAGTTCAAAAAAGAATAGATCAGCTTACTGCTAAAAGAAAAGCAGCAGAAGATGACATGAATAACGCAATTAAATATGGTAAACAAGTTGAAGAAGAAAACCAAATTCTTAAAAAACAACTTGAAACATATACTAATGGTTACACAAATGAATTTGATACAAGAGTTCAATCTCAGGAAGCTCAAGTTAAACAATTGTTAAAGGAGGCTTATGATGCTCAAGATGTTGAAAAGATTGCAGAGGCAAATTCTGCTCTTACTCAGGTCAATATTGAAAAAGAAAGACTCAGAGTCCTCAAGCAACAAAGAGAGCAAGAGCAAGCAGCTCAAAAAGATGCACGACAAAGCAGTCAAAAAGAAAAAGTAAAACAACCATCTATTGAGGACAATCCTAAAATAAAAGCATGGATAGCAAAAAATCCTTGGTATGGTAAAGATGATGAAATTGAAAAGAACTTAGCTTTGATGTTAGCTGATAAAAAAGTATCAACTATGTATGATGCTACAGATGACAGATACTATGAAGAGATAGATAAAGAAATGTCTAAGTTGTTTCCACAAGATCAGAGCAATAGTAATGTCCAAACTGTTGCACCTGTCAATGGCAGAGCTTCTGTCAAAACTGGACGTAAACAGAGAGTGGTCTTAACTGAAAGTGAAAGACGCACTGCTGATAGACTTGGTGTGCCATACGATAAATATGCACAACAAAAACTCAAATTGCAAAAAGGAGCATAAGATGGCTGATAGATCAAATCGAGAGTCTGCTACTCGTGAAAAACAGGAAAGAAAAGTTGATTGGAAGCCGCCTTCAACCTTAGATGCACCCGAAGCTCCTGTGGGGTATAAACACAGGTGGATAAGAGAACGTGTTATGGATTTTGACGATAAGCAAAATGTCTATAAACGAAGAAGAGAAGGATATGAATTAGTACGTGCAGAGGAGTATCCTGATTTTGACACCCCTGTGGTCGATGAAGGCAAGAATGCTGGAGTAATTGGTCAAGGAGGTTTATTATTAGCACGAGTCCCAGAGGAAGTTGCTGATAGTCGAAATGAATATTTCGCCAAAAAAACTTCAAATCAAATGTCAGTTTATGATCAAGAGTTGGCTAACCAACCAGAGTCATCGGCTGGTAGAATCTTAAAGCCAGAAAGAAAATCACAAGTTCGTTTTGGTGGAAAGAAAAGTTTAAATGATTAAAATTACAGGAGTATAAAATGGCAAATCAAGATGCTGCTTTTGGAATGCGTCCTTTAAAAATGATAGGTGGACAAGCCTTTCATGGTGGACAAAGCCGATATAGAATCGCTGCCAATTATGGAACTGCTATCTTTCAGGGCGACATGGTTGCTCAAGTTACAGGGGGTACTATTGAAGTGCACGCTGATGGAGGAACAGTGCCAATAGTTGGAGTGTTCAATGGTTGTAGGTTTACCGACCCAACCACGAAAAAGGAAACTTTTTCAAACTTTTATCCTGCAAGTACAAATGCTTCAGACATTGAGGCTTTTATTATAGATGACCCAAATGTTATTTATGAGATTCAATGTGATGCTGCATTTCCTATTGCAGATTTATTTGGTAACTTTGACATCGTATATACAAGTTCAGGTTCTACTGTAACTGGTATTTCTGGTGCAGAGTTGGATGTAACAACAGGTGCAACTACTGCTGGTTTACCTCTGAAAGCGATTGATATATCGCAAGATCCAGAGAACAGCGATGTTAGTTCCGATGCAACCAATGTTCAAGTGGTTATTCAAAATAGCATATTTGGACAAAAGGGTGCAGGATTAGCGTAAGGGAGATTAGATTATGGCTATTTCAAGAGCACAACTCGTTAAAGAGTTAGAACCTGGTCTTAACGCTTTATTCGGAATGGAATATGATCGTTATGACAATCAGCATACCGAAATATTTGAGACAGAAACTTCAGATCGAGCATTTGAAGAAGAAGTCATGTTAAGTGGTTTTGGTAATGCACAAACTAAATCTGAAGGTGCTGGTGTAGCATTTGATGATGCAAACGAAGTGTATACTTCAAGATATACAATGGAAACAATTTCACTTGCTTTTGCTTTAACAGAAGAAGCAATGGAAGACAATTTGTATGACCAACTTGGTAGAAGATATACAAGAGCGTTAGCAAGATCAATGTCTCACACAAAGCAAATCAAAGCTGCCGCAGTTTTAAACAATGCGTTTGATTCAAGCTTTACTGGTGGTGATGGTAAAGAGCTTTGTGCAACAGATCATCCTTTAGGTGGTGGTGGTACATTCAGAAATGAATTTACAGTCGCTGCAGACCTTAATGAAACATCATTAGAAAATGCTCTCATTGACATTTCACAATTTGTTGATGAAAGAAATATGATTGTTGCTTTAAGAGGCATGAAGCTTATTGTTCCACCAGCATTACAATTTGTTGCTGACAGATTACTTGAGTCAACATTAAGAACAGGTACTTCTGACAATGATTTAAACGCAATCAAGAACATGGGTATGTTACCAGATGGTTATACTATCAACCATTTCTTAACAGACACAGATGCGTTTTTTCTCAAGACAGATGCACCCAATGGTTTCAAGTATTTTGAAAGAACACCATTAAGCACAAGTATGGAAGCTGACTTCGATACTGGTAATATGAGATACAAAGCAAGAGAGCGTTATGCCTTTGGCTTTTCAGATCCAAGATGTGTCTTCGGATCACCAGGTGCATAATCGAACAATTGTTCGTTTTTTACAAAGGGGTCTTTCCAGACCCCTTTTTTTTGTGTATACTTAAATTACCTTGACGAAGAATCAACTTCGACATTTGCCAAGACAAGGAGATAAACATGGCTAATACAACCTTTTCAGGACCTTTAAGATCTGAAAGCACAATTAAAACTGTCAGCAAAGATGCAACTACTGGAACTATTACAGAGATAACTACTCTTGGTGGTGCACCAGTTAGTTTATCTGATGGTGACGTAAGTTTAACAAATGCAACTCATAGTGGTAGAATTTTGCTTGTACCAGATGGTGGGCAAGATAACACCTATACTTTACCAGCACCTGTAGCTGGATCAGTATTTAGATTTGTTTACGCTGGTGGAGCCGCTGATGCAACAGATGCTCTTATTATTACACCTGGTAACACTAATTTTTACATTGGTGGTATCACTCATTTAGATACAAATGCAGATAACGTAACTGTATTTTCAAATGGCAGCTCTAACAGTAGTGTGCAGTTAAATGTACCGCAAGCGTTTGATATTACAATTATTGGAAAAGACACAACCAATTATCAAATTTTTGGCACTGTTACATCAACAACAGTTCCAGCTTTCGCTGATCAATAATAGGAGATATAAATGGCAGATACAGTTGCCTCTCAAACCTTACAGGATGGCATAAAGCAAGCTGTTTTTAAATTTACTAATGTATCTGATGGTAGTGGTGAAAGTGCAGTTAAAAAAATAGACGTTTCTGCTTTATCTACTAATCAAAGAGGTCAAGCTTGCACTAGAGTTACTATAGATGAAATATGGTGGCAGTGTAACGGCATGAAAGTTCAAGTATTGTTTGATGCTTCAACTGACCTTTTGTGCATTGAGCTGGGTGAAAATCAAAGTGGACATCACGACTATTCAAGCTTTGGTGGTTTAGTAAATAATGCTGGATCAGGTGTCACAGGTGATATTTTATTTACCACAGTAGGACACTCATCAGCAGATACTTACACAATAACTATGAAAGTAAGAAAGAGTTATGAGTAATGGCTAGGAAGCCTGATAAACAGCCTCCTAAAACAAAAAAGTATTTCCGTTCCACTAAGAGTGGGGCGGGAATGACTAAAGCTGGTGTTGCTCGTTACAGGCGTGACAATCCAGGCAGTAAATTAAAAACTGCTGTAACAGGTAAAGTCAAGAAAGGAAGTAAGGCAGCCAAACGAAGAAAATCATTTTGTGCTAGATCTGCTGGTCAAATGAAAAAATTTCCTAAAGCAGCTAAAAATCCTAATAGTCGATTAAGACAAGCAAGAAGAAGATGGAAGTGTTAAATGACAAGTAAAGAATTATTAAAAATGTTAGAAAAACATGAGTCAATATGTAATGCTAGATTTGATGGCATTAATAATAAATTAAATAAATTAGATACCCGTTTATGGGGAATATATGGAGTAATAATTGGTGTTGCAGTTCTTGAGAAGTTTTTTTAATGGTTATGGGCAGGGCACAAATGTCACGACAAGTGTCAAAGCCACCACAGAAAAGGAAATGGAGTGCCAGTAGGAAGAGGAAAATCAATTGTAAACGACCTAAAGGATTTTCTCAAAGAGCACATTGTGCCGCTAAAAAAAGGCGAAGTAGTAAGAGGTGAGCCAGTAAAAGTATGTTTAAGATGCAAAAAAAAAGAATGGATGTGCAATTGCTGGAAGTTAAAAAGGAGATAAATTATGCCTAAAGACGCTTGTTATCATAAAGTAAAAGCTAGATATAGGGTTTTCCCGTCAGCTTATGCTTCAGGAGCCATTGCAAAATGTCGAAAAGTAGGAGCGGCAAACTATGGTAAAGGTGGCAAAAAAGCTAAGAAAAAAGCAGATGGTGGTGTAGTAGAAATGAAAAATGGTGGTTCTGTGCCAAAACAAAATAGAAAAAGACCATCTAAAAATCCTAATATCGCAAGAGGTTGTGGTGCAGTTATGGAAAACAGAAGAAAAGTAACAAAGTTTAGATAATGGCTGTTCGTAAGACAAAAGCTGGTTTAGCACTTAAAAGATGGTTTAAGGAGGATTGGAAAGATCAAAGAACTGGCAAAAAATGTGGTAGACAAAAGGGTGAAAAAAGAGGCACGCCTTATTGCAGACCTAGTAAACGTGTATCATCAAAGACACCAAAGACTGGATCTGAAATGACAAAATCAGAAAAGCGTAAACGTATTTCACAAAAGATTAGATTAGGTCAACCATCAGGTAAGCCAAGAAGAGTAGCTGCAGCAAGACGTAGAAAGAAAAAATAGTGGATGATTATAAAAACATAGAGAATCAAATTTGCGAAGAAATTCGTGAATGGTCAAGATATGCTTTAGAAAAGCCAAATAAAAATTATAACAACTTACCCTCGTGTCCTTTTGCAAAGACTGCTTGGAAAGATAAAAGAGTTGGTTTTGCGTTTAAAAATACTAATTCGTATTATTGTTTAAATACTTTGATAGATTGTTTTAAAGATAACAAAGACTTAATAATTATTGTTGATATGTGCTTTGAAAATAATGAAAAATTTCACATACATTTAAGTAATGTAAATGAAAAAATTCAACAAGGTAAATATAAACAAAAAGACATTTGGATAATGGGATTCCACCCTGACGATGATGTGAATGACCTCATAGATGATGGGACATTTGCAGAAATAGTAAAGGAAGAATATGCTTTGATATTCGTGCAGCGATTAACAAAGTTACAAGAAAGTGCAAATAAATTGAAGAAACTTGGTTATTATGATAAATATTATAATAACTATAATGTAGAAGACATTTATGAGCAAAGACAACAATACTATAATAATCTTAAAAGGAGTGAAGTATGGCAATGAGTCCTAAAAAAATGATGGCTATGGGCGATCAACTAAAAAATGCTGCTAAAAAAATGATGGATGGTGGCAAAGTTAAAAAAATGCGTGGCGGTGGCATGGCTAAAAAAATGCGTGGTGGCGGAATGGCTATGAAGAAGATGAAAAAAGGTGGTAAAGCCTAATGGCAACGTCTAGCTCTACAGACTTTGATTTAGATGTAGCTGAGTACATTGAAGAAGCTTATGAAAGATGTGGTTTAGAGACAAGGACTGGCTACGATTTGCAGACTGCAAAGCGATCACTTAACATTATGCTTGCTGAGTGGGCAAATCGTGGCTTAAATCAATGGACTATTGAACAAAGAACACAAGCTCTTACAACAAATGATTCTGAATATTCACTTGGAACAGATTTAATTGACATACTGTCTTTAGTTGTAAGAAGAAGTGGCACAGATTTTACAATGACAAGAATTAGCAGAGATGCTTTTTTAAATTTACCAAACAAAACATCTACTGGTAGACCTACTCAGTATTTTTTGGATAGACAAATAACTCCAAATCTTAAAATTTTTCCAACACCAGAGAATAGCACGGATGTAATTCATTATGACGCTTTAACTAGAATGCAAGACGCAGATACACAAGTTAACACGATGGAAATACCTTTTAGGTTTATACCTTGCCTTACAGCAGGTTTAGCTTATTATATAGCTATGAAAAAAGCACCAGATAGAATACAACTTCTTAAAACAGTTTACGAAGAAGAGTTTGATAGAGCTATGGCTGAAGATAGAGATAGATCTGCATTTAATGTGGTTCCTAAACTGGATTATTATAGGGTTTAGTATGGCTTTTGCTACTGGAAAATATGCTTACAGGATATCAGATAGATCAGGATTTAGATATCGACTTAAAGATACTAGAAAAGAATGGAATGGCTCTATTGTTGGAAAAGATGAGTATGAAGAAAAACATCCACAATTAGAGCCGTTAAGAACAAGAGCTGATGCGGAAGCTATAAGAGAAGCTCGACCTGACAGAGATGAAACTGCTGTTCCAAATTTACTTCCTTTAAATGCTTTTTCAACTACAGCAAGCTCACAAACAGTTTCTGTTAATGAACCAAATCATGGCAGATCAACAAGTGATACTGTTCGTTTTAGAGATGTTGTAAGTGTTGGTGGCATTGCATCATCAACAATTAATTCGTCATCTGGTTTTTCAATTACAGTAGTAGATACGAACAATTATTCGTTTTTAGCAGGTGCAACTGCTAGTTTTGTACAGAGAGGTGGTGGAGGGTTCGCAAGTGCTGGACCAGTCACTATAACAAATTAATGAGTTTTACTTTAGCAACATTAAAAACAGCGATTCAAGATTATGTAGATAATTCAGAAACTACATTTGTAAATAATTTAGATAATTTTATTAAAGGTGCAGAAAACAAAATATTTGAAACTGTCGACTTAGAAATTTTTAGAAAAAATGTTACGAGCACTTTAACCTCATCTGATCAATTTCTAACAGTTCCGAATGATTATTTAGCATCTTTTTCATTGCAAATTACAACATCTGGATCAGAAAGTTTTTTACTGCCAAAAGATGTTAATTTTTTAAGAGAGTACACTCCAGCATCTACAACCACTGGACTTCCTAAATATTATGCTAGATTTGATCAAAATAATTTTATGTTAGCACCAACTCCGAATAGCAATTATACAATAGAACTTCATTATTATTACAGACCAACAAGTTTAACTGCTGGAGCAGATAGCGGAACTACATGGTTAAGTACAAATGCACCTTTTACTTTATTATATGG